TCAATCAGGACCACACCTGTGCCTGCCACGTTCCTCTGAATCAGAGCGTGGAACTCATCATCATTGTCACCAAGTATATTCCACTTGGCTTCTGTTGGGGTCTCACCTGCCATCACGTTCCATGTTGCAAAACTCATATCACTTCACCTTCCTGAGAATAAACCCATCTACTTGATAACCATCTTTGATCTTCTTGACAGGCTTCTCATAATTGGTCTCATTCATGTGTGCCTTTACTTTGATTATATCGTTTGTGGTTAGACTTGACCAGAGATGATCTTCTGGTATGATGTCCAACTCCGGCTGTGAAGCACGGCTGTCTGTCTCAGATCTCACCATATCAGGGACCTCTGGTTCAGTTGGCACCGGTTCCTTTGCCTTCTTTGCTGCAGCAACTTCAGCCTTGTGGTCCTTCATGATCTGTGCCTTCTCAGGGTTGGGCATCTTGGATCCAGATTGGTATCCCATGACATCATCAATCCTACTCCTGAAGCCAAGCAAGCGGTCTCCTATTGTCACAATGAATCTGCCGTCCCAATGATAATTGGGCTTCCTGAAGTACACTCTGGAATCCAGTGTGTTGTGTTTCAGCTCAAGTGCAATCACTTCATTGGTTGCAGGATCCACCACCTCTTCAATCTCTGAACAGTTCTCTTCATACCAAGCCATCAAACCTTCAAGCTCATCCGGTTGGATCTGAGTCAGCTTCCGTCTCTCAACACTGACAATCCATTGACGGACCATGTTCTTGATAACAGAAGGAGCAGCACCGGCAAGTTGCCTGAGCTGTAGGTTGGACAGTGCATCATTGGCAACTTCAATCTCATCACTGTTCAGTTCTTTGATGACATCTGGTGACAGGAAGTTGCTCAACCGGTCATCAATTATCTTCTGTATTTTTGGTGTTCTGTTCATGGTCTCATTCTCCTTGAGCTTATTATACCAGTATTATGGAGCGATTGGATCCGGACCACCAATCTCACTCACACCAATGGTGAAGTAAGTGATGCCAATGTCTCTATATTCAAACACTGCAGTCTGTTCAATCACCTTGCTCAGAGACATCTTCAGCTCAGTACCAACTACAACTGCATAGCGTGGTGTCAGATCAACATCATCAACTGTCAATTCAATAACATCACCATACTGGAGTGAAGGATCTGCAAACGGTTTGCCTACAAGTTGCTGATCAGGATCACCGTATAGATCAACCTGAGACTGAGCAAGAGATCTTGCGGTGCTACTGTCTTGAATCCAGTTGTTCTCAATGATGATTGGCTCTCCTGAGTTACTCTCAGGGTTAATACCATATGCATCAATGCTGTCTTGGTCCTTGACTTCCACCTCAATCCGGTCAAAGACCTTTGCCGGTGTGCCGTGAATCTCCATCTCAGCAATGTATCTGATAGATGGTCCACTGTTGGTGAACTCAATGAAGGCAATATCACCAAGAAGATCCACATCAGTCATTGTGATGTCACCTTCTCCTTCAAGATGCTCACCATTCTCATCCAATGACACCGTGTACCATGAGCGATTGGCATCATCTCTGAGGTCAATGAAGACGGGATCCATGATTGATGTCACCGGCAGTGTCCCATCATCATCCTTGAATGCAACCGGTATCCTGATCACTTCACCGGCAAGCACTTCAATTGCTCCTGTGCTACTCCACACAGGCTGCACAGCAGCCACAGCACGGGGCATTGCCTTGATGATCATATGGTTGATGATAGGCGTGTCACGCCACTCTATGTCCTGCAGGTTGTCATAGTTGAATGACTTCACCACGTCACCGGTCTCAGTGAGTGGGATGTGCAAGCGGTTCCAGAACTTAATGATACCGGTCTCATCAGCAAACATGACTGCCTGCTCTGCTTCACATAAGCGTTGGAAGATGGTGGCCACCTTTAGTCCACTAGTAGTGAGGAATCCAATCCTTCTCTGTAGTGACACCTCAATGCTGAACTGATCAGCCGTGAATCCGAGATCAATCAGGATGGCTTCAATCACCTCTGAAGCAAGGATGTCTTCAAAGTATGTCAGTGAGGTCTCCTTGTTGCTGAAGTAGTCCATCACATCATATGCATGCATCTGCATCTTCTCACTCATCAATGCAGCTCTTGGACGGTCAGAGAATCCTACAAACTGAGGGATGTTCTCACCACTGAAACCTGCTGAGATCTTCAGTGGTCTCCGGTTCTTGTTCACAAGGGCACCAATGTCCGGATCAAAGCCGGGCATGTACCGCTTGGAGATGTTATCAAATACCAATTCAGCCTGTGATGTGAACACTCCATAAGGTGTGAGACTGCTCATTCTGGATATGCTGAAGCTGTCAATGTGGTCATTCTCAGGGATCATGTTGAACTTATCAAAAAAGGTGACATCTTCACCGGATCCTTTGATGAAGTCAGGACCACCAATCTCTGATGTTCCAATAGTGAAGAAGGTTGCAAGATCATTATATTCTTTGTCCCAACCAACCATCACTCCAAAGGTAGGATCATTGACACTACCTGCAACCGCTGCATCAAACTCTGGAGATACTGTCTGACTCATATCAAACCTCTCTCAGAATGATGTGCAGGTCCCTCAAGTAAGATCCACCACCAAGATAATCTGAAGCATCCAAAGGAAGATCAGGCAATCCATCAAATGTGAATGTACCATATGCTGATGCATCGTTTATAAAGGCAACCTCATTGCCGTCTTCAAATAGAGCAGATAGTGCTTGAAACTCTGCAGGCTCAAGCATTGTCCAAGTCATTTCAGCCATCTTCTTCTTTGCCCTACGGTTACGCTGCAGCTTGCCTGACAGTGACCTGTTGTCAGTATAGAACTGATCAAAGTTGTCACGGTACTGATTAGGATCTAGGATTTCATCTCCATTTATTGTGATCATGGTGCTGTTACCCTCAACATGTTTACGTTTGTAGTGTTCTGTGCTTTCATTGCTTGATCAAGTTTCTGACCAATCATGATTGCAAGTTTTGCAAGACCTGCCTCATCTCCAATGACAGTGCCATTGACCTCAACATGCACATGGATCTCAGTTGGTTTTTCCTGATTGTCTGAGTTGTTATTGTTGAGCATGCTGTCCAGTTTACTGAGTGGCAGCACGGCTTCAGGCTCACGACCTTCACCAATGATTGCCGTTGTAGGACCGGTGACAATACCACCGGTTGCAAGCATCGGGAGCTTTGGCATCTCAAAGCCTTTGCCACCAATGCCCGGCACCCAGTCAGGTGCTTTGAATGATAGCTTGCCAATCGTGTTGTTCCAGAAGCCTGCCACTGCATTGAATGCTGCCTTGAATGGTGAGGTTATTGCATTGCCAATGTTGCCAAAGATATTCCCAACAGAGTCCTTGATAGTATTGAAGATCCCGGTCACAAAGTTCTTCACGCTGTTGAAGACATTCACCACCGTGTTCCATATATTATTGAATCCATTCACAAAGAAGTTGATCACCGGACTCACAATGTTATTCCAGACCCACTTCAGAGAGTCTCCAATTGCGTTCCATACAGCCACGGCTGCATCCTTGATCCAGTTGAATATGGCAATGTAGCTGTTTATGTAGAACTCAATGACTCCCTTGATCACATTGAATACCCACTCAGCTGCAATCTTTATGCCTTCCCACACCAGCTGTGCTCCTTGCCATATCAGTTGGAAGGCGGTCACATAGATGTTGATGTAGAACATGATTGCCGTCTTGATTGCATCAAACACCGCCACTGCAGCGTTCTTGATCCACTCCCAAACAGCTGCTGCTGCAGCCTTTATCGTGTCCCAGTTCTTCACAACCAGTATGACAAAGCCTGCTACTGCAGCAATGATCAATCCAATACCCAAGAGCATGGCTGCGTTTGCTGCAATCCATGCTGCTGCTGCTGCTAGTCCTGCAGCCACATACGCTGCCCCTGCTGCGATTGCACCACCAATCATGGTCAATCCAGTCAATGCCCACTGTGCAGCGATCCTGATGCCTGCTGCGACTGCCTGAGCAGCTATCTTTGCCATGTTTGCCAGCCACACTGCACCGGTCTTGATACCTGCAGCCACTGCTTTGATGCCAGTCATGACCCATGAGTTGCCCAAGAACTGCACAACTTTGATGATTGCCTGTACTCCCTGAGCCATCTTGCCAATGATTATCAGTATAGGACCAATGGCTGCAGCTGCTGCCACACCAATGCCAATGAGCTTCTGTTGTTCAGGTGACAACGCTTGGAACTTCTCCATCAGGCTTGAGAGTGTAGCAATCAATGAGTTCACTGCAGGCATGACGTTCACCATGAGCGTCTCTGCTACGTTCCCAAACTCATTCTTCAGCTTCGCAACCTTACCTGCAGTGGTGGCTCCAAAGGATTCTGCAGATCCACCAAACTCTTTGTTCAACTCTTGAAGGATCATCTTCTGTGCACCCATAGTGTCACCAGCCTCAACCATTGTCTTGATCTGTTCCTTCTGCTGATCAGTGAATGTCACACCAACCTTTGAGAGAGCCGTGACTCCCTTGATTGGATCGTTCAAAGCCTTACCAAGTTGAATGGCTTGAGCCTTCATTGCTTCCTCTGATGGGACCACACCATTGTTCATGGCGGTTGCCATATCAAGCAGGGTCTTGTTTGCTTGGTTGAAGACATCGTTGCCAGCACCAACACCGTTCTTGATGTTGGTAAATGTGAGAAGCATGTTTGCTCCGGACGTTACTGCCTCAGCTTCAACGCCGGTGAGCTTCTCTAGGCCGTCAGCCATATCTTCAATCTGACCTCTTGTAGTGTTTGCAGCATTGCCGGTGGACTTCAGCACTGCATCTGTCTGAGCACCAAGAGCTTCAACGTGCATGAGTGAGTTGATAGTGGCAGCACCGAGAGCGACAATCGGCAAGGTAACACCAATGCTCATTGTCTTCCCGGCACTCACCATCTTCTCACCAGCTTTGTCCATCATGGAGCCAAACTTATCAAAGCCTGAAGAAGCACCACCCACTTGGGAAGCAGTTTTGTCAACAGCATCTTGGACCTTCCTCAGTTCTGCTGAGGCTTCATCCTTTGCTCTTGCTACAATGCTTAGTGTTTTTTGCTCCACAGTTTGATGATCCCTTCTAGCTTGCCAAACAGCTTCTGTTTATCTGTCATTATTATGACATACACAAGGTCTCTGAACCAGTCAGGTTGTTCATCAATCTCTTCATAGGTCCAACCGGTGCCTGCTGCAATCACCGCTAGGAACAGCTCAGTACTAGGTGGCTTGGGGAACTTCCCCGGCTCAACTAGCTTTGAGTATTCTTTGGACCAGCTTCTTTTTTTGAATCGTCAATGGGTCCTGTCAGTTCTTCAATCTTCTCAAGAACATCATCATAGTCACGGTCCCTCATATCAAGGACACGATCAAGGATGTTATCAGTCTTGCCATCAATAGCAACAACCATCAATTCAATGGTCCTGTTGGTTGAGGCATCAATGTCTTCCATTGGCACGGGATCTGATTCACCCTTGCCGTCTTTGATCTTCATGGACTTACCGGTCCACAGAGCATTCTTGACTGCACGTTTTTCACGCCCGGTCAGGTACTCTTTGAGAGTGACAGTGTGATTGCCACTCTTGAGTTTGTATTCTACTGTTGCCCGTGTATCTTGGGCTTGTGTGTTGTCTGCCATGACATTGGTCTCCTTACGTTATTAGCAGTTTTTATTGTACCACATCTTATGCATAAGTAGCTTGAGTGTTCCGGACTGTGATGTCAATGAAGTCACCGGTGGTTGCATCATATAATCCATGAATGCTGAGTGTTTGTGGCACCAAGTCATCATTGCCATAGTCAGGTTCCCAGTTCTCAATCATCATGAATGGAAGATCAAGGGTGATTGCAGGGTGAGTGCTTGCACCAATGGTCACATCAGTGTTCTCAATCTTCAGACGAAGAGCAAGCTCTGTGTCATTCTCCCAGTATGCACGGAAGGTTGTTGAGTTGTAGTACATCTCAATCTCACCGGTCACTTCAAAGCGTCCGTTGCGTGGGCCAATCTTCTTGTTGCCCAATGATTCCTTGCGGATCAAGTTCTTGTTGAACTCAATGGATGCAGACTTGACATCAGCTACTACTGAAGCAGCGTCAAGATCACCACCCTTTGCAACTACCTTGAGGCTTGCATGTGATGGGATGAACTCATTCTCTTGTGTGTATGCAGCAGTGTTGCTTGCAGTTGCACCCTCTTCAGAGAGGAAGCCTGCAGTCATCTTTGCATAGTCATCAACAGCAAACTCAAGTGAGAGCGTGTTGAGCATAGCACCGGGGTACCTGCGATCTGAGATGTCACCTTCAGTGATAGCAATCGTGTATGAAGGGTGACTGTTGTTGTTGAGCAGGCTGAAGGCGTGATCATAAGCACCGGACTGTGATGGGACCGCTGTGCTCACTGCAGCTTGACCTGTAACCATACGCATGAAGTCACCAATGGCTTTGTCAAAGATCTTTGCAGTCAATTCACCTTCACCATACTTGCGGATTGTGGCAATACCACTGTTCTTTGAGAGGTGGTTGTATGCTGATTCATTCATCACCTTGTCAGACTTCGGTGTGAAGTTCAACTCATACTTCCCAATCCAACGGGTAGGAGCAACAGCTGTCCCCCGTGTGGTCTCTTTACCGTAACCAATTGATACCAGTGCACCTATAACATCACTCATGACTTCTTCCCTTTCGTTTTATTATGCAATTCTTTGGCTTTTTCACCAGCTTCCTCAGCGTTTGATGCCTTCACTGAGTAGATGATACCCTGAATGTTTACAGAATAGCCTTGCAATTCTGCAGATTTTTGATCTTCTTTGGCAGCAGGCTGCAGGTTGTCTGCAGTGTGTACCTCTGTTTTGTCTGATTCAATAGCCATGTGACTTCTCCTTCTTCTATATTATACCTATAAATATCATACAACAACAACCTTATGCTTTGAGAGCAGGCTTGATTTCGTTGTGTACGATGTCAATTGACAGGGTGCCTTCATAGAGCAGCATGCCACGACCACGCCCCTCAATGTTTGGACGGATCTGTGCACGGGTCTCACGACCAAGATCAATGTATAGACGCTTCTCACCATCAAGGACATTGTGTCTCCGGCAAACGTACTCCAAAGATCCGGGCAGCATATCAAAGTTCTCATCACGACCAATGAGCAGCTTGTGCAGCTGCATCTCTGGACCAACACGGTTCTTGCCGGTCAACCATTCCTTCTTCATATCAATCATGATGGTGATCTGATACCTGATCCGGGACCGGTCATGGCTGTTTGATTCAGTCTCTGTGCCACTATCAACACCACCACTGATGCACACTGCAGGGAAGTTCAGTTGGTTCTGAGCAATGATCATCGGGGTGCCATAGTAGTACTTGCCCTTCAGCTCTTTGAATCCGTACTGTTCAAACTTCTCAATCAGTTTGGTTGCAATCGGATCAATGTATTGTGTCTCTGCCATGTCAATCTCCTTTGCCCTGCCTCAAGGCGGTTACTATATAAAGTTGGAATATCTTGAATATCTCATCTCTCATTCTAGCATCAATCATAAGCATGACACGACGTGGCAGCCGTGTTCTTGGTTGATTGCTCTGATGGTACCCAAAGTAGTCAGACTTGTTTGCAACCATTGCATAGTCTGACGTTGACTCTGTGTAGAAGTCCTTCCTCATCTCCCCGGTCTTCTCAAGTAATGGGTGAGGAAGGTTGTCTTTGCGTGGGTCCCAACCGCCAAAGCGTCCACCACGCTTGTCAAAGTTATCATCAACAGCGGTCATCATCACCTCTGCAGCTTCAGCCATAGGCTCTGAGAAGTCCTGCAGCTTGCCAATGGCAATGCCCAGTTCTGCTGAGATCTGCTTGTCCCCTTCAATCTCAAAGGACATTCTGAATCCCATGATTATCTCCCTCTGAAGAATGCCTCATGAGGGTCAGCACTGCGACCAGAGAAGCCTTGCCTCTCACCGTCTACAATGCCACCAGATAAGTCACTGAAGATCTTCCCTTGATTAGTTACCTCAACACGACCACCGGTCCCATCACTGCCTGAACTTGGAATCAGTTCATCCAGCTTGAGTGCTTCAACCAGACTGAGCAGCTCATCCTTTGCGGTCTTGAGCTTCTTGTAGCCGTCCTTGCTTGTCTCTTCAGTGTCAGCATTGGACCCATAGTCACGGATCAATGCAAGCCCTGCAGCGTACATGGTGACTATCATCTGAATGGTTGCATAGTATGGCTCTTGGTTCTCATTGTCTTCTGAGAATGGAGTGGCAATGCCGTTGCTCCGGAGTGCCCGGTGAACAATGCCAGTTGCCTGCTTGATGTAGGTGTCAACATCAAAGTCAGTGAGCTGTGAATGGGCATAGAAGCAAGTGATCTCAGTGCCTGCATCCGGTGGCGTGGCAAGCACAATCACACCAGTGTCTTTGTCCACTGATGCAACAGTTACCGGCACCCCGTCTTGATAGACAGTGACATCATCTACATCTACATGATCATTGAAGTCACGGTCCACAATAGGCTTGTGGACCGTCATGAACGTACTGTTTGAACCATCAACAACACCAACCAGAATCTCATTCTCTTCTGGATGTTGGAAGCCAGCATCTTGTCTGACCGCCTGCCTACTCACATATGGGTCTGTTGATGCCATGATCGTGACCCCTATTCTTCAGTCTTTTCAGCAGCTTCTTCAATTGCCTTGATAAGATCTGCCTTTGTCTCATCAGTGGCTGCTTCTACTACTTCAGCAGCAACACCCTGATCAACAGCAACAGCTTTGAGGTCTTCAAGAGTCATGTCTTCAGACAACTCAAGAGTCATGTCTTCAGACAACTCAAGAGTCTCTTCCTCATCTTCTTCACCGCCTTCTGAGCCTGCAGCAGCAGCGTCAAGAGCAGCAATCACGTCTGCCCGGCTCTTCATACCTTTGACATCAATGCCAGCTTCTACAGCCTGAGCTTTGAGGTCCTTGAATGACACACCTTCGTATGGATCAACCTGACCGCCCTCACCGCCTTCTGAGCCTTCTCCTGCGTCCTTTGCGTCAGCTTCCTGAACTACTACCCAAACATCAGCCTGAAGCTCTGAGAGCTGCTCTGCTGTCAATTCAGTGACAAGAGTCTCACCTTTGATAAGGTTAAGTCCAGCACGTCTGCGACCAGCAGCGTTGAATCCTTGTGCAAGTTTTACTTTGTATTCTTTTGCCATGATCATCTCCTTCATTATTATTGATCTCTTTGGGGAGCTGAGTGAATCAGCTCCCCTTGTGACCAGTATACTAGATCACTGCAATGTATGCTTTGCGGTATTCACCGAAACCAGCATTGCCCCGGAAGTATGAACCATAGAAGTTCTCCTTGCGGAAGAAGTCCTCATGACTGCCTTCCTCTTGAGCTTCAAATGGAACCTCTTCACGAACCTGCCAAACGAATGGACGGGCTGTTGGAGATGATACGTCCAGAAGTGCCCAACGGTTGCTTGCGACTTCACCGTGAACAAGCAACTCAGCTGCCTGATAGTTGGGGTTGTTCTCACCGCCAGCAAGGTGCTCTTGGAGTACGATGCCTTCTGCAAGTGCCCTCTTTGAAGGTGGCACTACAAGCAAGAACTTTGGAGCTTTGTTGACCAACTTACCAGAGTCATTCCGTGCAGTCTCAAGTGCAAGACGTGCTACGTTGAATGTGGTTGCACTCAACTCAGAAGTACCCTTGTTGCTCCAGTTCTCTTGAACGCCAGCAGCACTCAATTGAACGTGATCAGTGTCAGCAAAGTTCTGGCCATCGTATGACACCTTAGTATCTGCGAGGTTGATCAGACCAAAGATCTTCTCATCAGGGAACGTGCGGTAGTTTTCACCCAAGATGCGGACCATGTTGTTGTAGGTTGCAATCTTGCTGTCACGGATGTCAGATCGTTTGACACGGACAGACTCTTCAAACTCAATGTTCTTGATCGTGAAGTCATAACTCTTCAGACCTTGAGGTTGACGCTCACCGTGCATCTCACGCATTCCAGCGAGACCACCTAACCAACCGTACTCTTCACTTCCACCATCGCTCTCAATCTTTGCAGCGATGCGGTCCCAAAGCGGTGTTGCTGAATCATAACCTTCAGCAAAGATTGTTTTGAAACCTTGTAATAGACTTGCTTCGTTCATTTCTATATTCCTTTCTTTGCCTCAGTCTTAGACTGCAGTGCTTACTAGTTCTACACGAACCTTTGATGTTGATACTACTTCCACGATACGACCTGCTTTGATGCCAGTGCTGAACGTGTCAACAGTCTGATCATCAGTCCACTGTACCAAGTCACCGACATTGGCATCAGTAGCGTTTGCCGGGGTGTAACCGAACTCAAAGGTACCGCCACGCTGCACACGGATGCGAGATCCTGCAGGTTCATTGGTAAGGTCCTTTGTCTCAAGTACGACACCAGCTGTTATTGCTGAAGCAGTTGTCACTGCACGGCTCAAAAGACCGGTTGCTGCAAGGATGACTACTGCACCGCCAGCAAAATACCGACCGCCTACAGTTGCCTTCAGTTCTGCAACTTTGTCTTCACGCCACTTTGGATCACGGGCTGCTGTTTGATTAGCCATGATTATTCCTCATCTTTCTTATTAGTTGATTGGTGCTCAGGGTACATCTCAGGATGCTTTGCAACATTCTCATTGTACCGCTCTTTGCTCACGTTGGTGGCTTGCAATCCCGCCTTCGCTTCTTCACCCAGTTTATCATAAGGGGTTTGGTCTTCACCAGCACCTTCACCGCCTTCACCACCGTCCTCAGAGAACTTGACAACCTTTGGAGCGTGGGCAAATAACTCAGTGAGCAGTTCAGAGACAGGCTTCTGGACCGTCTTGCCTTTGGCATTGCTGAATTGGACGCTACTGTCACGGGCTTCAGCAAGTGCTTTGAAGGCACCCTCTTGAGCAGGGACAATCTTGCCTTCTTTGAGCAAGCGATCATACTCAGCATTGACTGCCTTCTTGCGGTACTCAGCGTTCTCAGCTTTGACACGGGCAAGCTCTGCATCCTTCTCTTTTTCAGCTTCAGTCTTTGCTGCTTCAGCTGCAGCATCTTCAGCTTCCTTCGCTTCACGGGCTGCTTTTTCTTCCTCAGTCTCTTCCTCTTCAGGGGCTTCTGATTCAGCAATTGCAGTCTCAACAGCTTCCTTCTGATCAGCCGGTACTTCTACTTCAGCACCTGCAGCAATCACAACTTCCTGCTCTTCACCATCAACAGTGATGGTTGTCTTGACTTCATAGTCTTTGTCATTGGTAACTTTTTCCATTGCGAACTCCTTATATTCTTTTTTAATACCTGACCTACTCAACATTATAGCATTAGCTTGATGAGATGATGCAAGCTCTGCCCGGCACACCTCAGTGATCTTTGCGAATGCTTCAAATGGAGTCATGTCCTCTATGTATGGGTTGTTGACCAGAGCAACATGATAGATTGCCGGTCCCTTCTCATCACCCTCTTTGGTGATCCAGTTCATTGTGAAGCCAATGCTGACATCCCAAATGAGATCATCTTCAATCTTCTTGACAGTCTCAGGATCACGGATGTCCAGTATGGCATCAATGCCTTTGCCGTCTTCACTGAAGAACATGTCAATGACTTCACCACGGTTCTTGTCTGGATCATCAGTGTGAGATGCCGGGACGTATACACGACCAACTGTGCTTGCTGCAAAGTTGTCCAGCACTGATTGACCCCAACCTTCTTTGTCAAGGACCAGTGTGTATTCAGGGAACCATTGATCAGCGTACTCACCAAAGTTGATGATCCGCTTCTTGAAGAGAGTTCCCTTTGCTTCAGGGTACTTCTCAGAGTTTGCAAACTTCACAGCACGGTGTTGGTCCGGCTGCAGAACTGCGTATACTTGTGCATTGCGTTTGTCCATAGTTTTATCATATCTCCTTAATGCTTATGTGACAATGTTTGGTTCTTTGCAATCACTTCCTCAGCAATGTCCGGAAGACCGGTTGCCTCTGGAATATCTTGCTGATCCTTCAAGATTGCGATCCAAATGCACCTGCAGAATTGGTGCTCAGGTGGTTGGAACTGAGATGCCTTGTATTCAACCTCAGAGACCACTGATCCATCAAGACCTTCACATAGTTCACAGGTGTTCTCATCAAGGATTGCACTGTACTGATAGACAGAGATGTCTTCTTTTGCAGTATCAAACACGTCATCACGGGCACGGTTGATTGCCTGACTGACAATGATGGACCCGGTGATTCCAATCTTACTCTCAAAGAATCCCTCAAAGTCACCAAGCAGCAGGGCAGTCACGTCTTCTACAGCAAAGGTGTGCTTGCTCAACTGACCCTTGTGGAACTCTGCAGTCACCTTCTGCTTGATCATGAATAGCAGATCAGAGAACTGCTTGTCAGCAATGGAAGTTGCAGTCTGTTTGAAGTACTCCTTTGTCTCCTTTGGAGTGGCAGGGATCTTTGTCTCAAGGTCATCAGCAGTGATCTTCTTGCCTGCGTTGTAAGTAGCAAGGGACTCATCAACCATTGTCTGAATGTACTCATCCTGACCAGTGAGCTGCAGATCATCCAGCTTTGTGATGTCACCGCCTTCAATGATTGGACTGACATCAGCAACAGCCTGAGCTGTGACCTTATCAAAGACCGGCTTCATTGCCTTGAGGAACTTGTCCTCTTGGGTGTTCATCTTGTCTTCTATGGCAGCAAGGCTGATGTTGTCTTCAGCAGGTGTGAGGTCCCGTCTCCACTTCACTTCACCGGCTGCGTACCGGTGTGTCTTTTTTTTTAGACGTGAGAGAGCCGTTGGAACAAAGCCCTTTGCCGGTTCAAGGATGCCATCAATCTGAGCGTCATCCAGTGTTGGGAATGATGCCACAATCACGGCACGTCCAGTGTCGTATGGTAGTTGACCGGTCACGATCTGAGTCACAATGGTTATGAGTGAAGCGATCTGTGCACCGTTGAGTGCAGTCTTTGCGATCTCCTGAGTCTGATCAACAACTGCCTGCTCATCCGGCTGCAGCACAGGATCAGTTGTGACATCCTTCTTCAGTTCTTCAAGGTCAATGTCCAGACGCTCAGCAACTTGCTTGACCAAGCCATCCACAAAGTCCTGACGGAGATCCGTCTTCTTCACGATCTCAAGGAAGATGCTCTCAATGAACTCAGCCGTGTCATCGGTCATGTCATTGAAGCGGAACTCAGGGTAGTATGCAGACTCAAAGTTGTAGTCAATCAGTTGTGGGATCAGGTATGAATTGATGTGCTCTTCAAGCTCATTCATGACTCCTCTCAGAGCCATCATGAACAGGTCAGCGTGTGACTTGCTGAGTGCAAAGGATCCGGTGTTGTCTGAGTTGCCAAGCAGTATGAACTGAGCCAAGACGGAACGTGCCATCTGAGCATCATGGTGATCAATGCCCGGCATAGGATCAATGCGTCCCTTGCCTGCTTCGTATGGTGTGAGCTTGTAGCCTGTAGGAACAAGCACTGCAGAATCAATTCCAAAGTTGGTCATTGCTGCAAGGTTTGCAGACTTTGTTGAGTCAGAGTCTTCATTGCCCTCTTGGACCTCAAGCATCTTTGGTGGCATTGCACCCTTCTCAACTGACTGCTCATAGAGGTAGTACAGACGGCGTTTGCGGTCCCAGTGATAGAAGGCAGACTGGAATGCAGACTGACCATATACCTCATCCTCATCCTTGTTGAACGTGTACAGGAAGCAGTACTCAACCGGCACTGTGACAGTGACCAGCTTGTTGCTCTCTTTGCTCCAGTAGGTTTGCTTGTAGCCTGCAAAGCCACCTTTGTCATCCACTAGGACATCAATCTTGGTGACATCACGGAAGGCAATCTTGCGGTATACGATCTTCCCATCAGGGTTGATTGTCAGGACCTTCTCTGCTAGTGCATAACCTTCAAGAATAGCCTTGAGCATACGGGCAATGACCAGACGGAACGGCGTTGACATGCCACCCTTGTGAGGTGGAAGCAGGAAGTTGTCCTCAATGAATACAGCCTGAGCTTTGCCAGCTTCAGGATTGTCTGCATCATCAGCGTCAATTCTCCAGCTGTTTGCCATGATTGGCATTCTGAGGATCTGATACAGGGAC